GGAAAGTTATATTTAAAACAGGATCAAACGGCGGTAGGTCTAGGATCTACTGTAGTTGCTGTTAATCCTTGGAGTGTAGGTGTAGGAACTAATTCATATAATACTTATTTTGATGTTGGTTCTGTTGGTATAGGAACTACTAATCCAACGACGACAATTGATATTCGCGGGACAATATCAATTGGTAGAACTGATGTTTCTGGTATTAATTCTATTCGTTCGGTAATTGATATTAATTCTTGGGAATATAATGGAGTATTTAAATCAGTAGCCTTAGAAGATGGAACTCCAACAGACATTTATTTTAAGGATGATGGGACCAAGATGTATATTCTTGGTGATGTTGGAAATGATGTAAATGAATATTCACTTTCAACCGCATGGGATGTAAATACCGCAACATTTACAACACTTTTTAGTATCGCATCTCAAGAAACTGCTCCACTTGGTTTATATTTCAAACCAGACGGGACCAGAATGTATATCTGTGGAACAACCGCAGTATCTCCAGCTAACGCAGACCAAGTTCGTTCTTATACATTAAGCACTCCTTGGTCTCTTGTATCCGGTGTTACTTATGATAGTAAGGCATATACCACTTCGGATACCACACCACAAGGACTTTATTTTAAAAGTGATGGCACCAAAATGTATGTGGTTGGTTCCACTGGAGATGCTGTTTATGAATATACTTTATCGACAGCATGGGAACTTGATTCTACAATAACTCTTGTAAATACATTTTTAATTGGCGCCACAAATACATTAAATCTTCCATTGACTCTTACTACCCCAGTTGGTATTGCTTTTAATGCCTCTGGAACTGAGATGTATATTCTTGATCAAACTCGTGACACTGTTACTAGATTTGATTTATCAACTGCTTGGGATACTACCACTGCATCATTTTATGATAATTTTTATGTTGGATTTCAGGAACTTACTCCAACTGGGATATTTTATGAGGAATCTGTATCAAGAGCATATGTTATAGGATCTTCTGGAGATACTGTTTATCAATACAATACTGCTGTTCCTTCACTTGAATTTGCATCTTCTGGTATTTCTACAAGATCTTCTGTCATTCTGAATAATGAGACAAGACTGAACAATCGCCTTTATGTTACTGGTGATGCTCATATAAGTAGTAATACCATTATTAAAGGAACTCTTCAGGTTGATAGCACCACAACTATTGCCGGAACAATATCACATACTGGATCTACCGCAACACTTAATAATACAACAGCAGCTAATACAATTAACCTGGCGACTGGTGCCGTAGTATCTGGATCGCAAAAAACAATTAACGTTGGAACAGGTGGTGCTCTTGGATCTAGATTATTAGTTACTATTGGCCCAACAAATGCTGGTGTAAATACTGTCGTTATTAACTCTGGAACTAATCTCTTTATTGGTTCAGGAACTTCTACAGGAACCGCATTACAGCCACTGCAGGTAACTGGTGGCGCCTATGTAAGTGGCAATACTGGCATAGGATCTACAAATCCAACGTCAGCACTTACGGTAGTTGGTGATGTCAATATTACTGGAGTTGTAACCGCATCTTCATTTAGTGGTAATGCAACTAGTGCAACTTATGCTAATACTGCGGGTATAGCGACATATTCTAATACTTCAGGTATATCGACATATTCTAATACTTCAGGTATAGCGACATATGCTAACACAGCAGGTATTGCCACTTATGCATCAACATCAGGTATAGCGACTTATGCCTCTGCAGCAGGTATTGCGACTGATTTAACACCAACATCAAGTGTTAATACAACTGGTATTATAACCGCATTTAAGTTCGTTGGTGATGGTTCTGGTCTGACTGGTATTACTGCATCTGGTGGTTCTTCTCAGTGGGTAACAACATCTGCCGGTATTCATACACTTTCTGATGTTGGTATAGGAACCACATCTCCAGTATCAAAACTTGATGTTTATTCCTCATCATTTACAGGGATTACTTTATCGCAAGATAGTATATCTTTTCCAGGAACTAGGGTTGGAGTAAGATTAAATTTAAGTTCAACTAATGCTCAAGTCACTTATTCAAGATATACCACAGCAGGGTTAACAAATTTATTTGATATATCCAATGATGGTAATATTACTCCAGCATCAAATGGTAGTCAAATTTTAGGTGGAGCAAGTAATTATTGGAAAGATTTGTATATAGGAACGATATATAATTCTCAACTTTCATTAATTGGTAGTGGAACAAGCACAGGAACTGCAACACAAAGACTTCAAGTTACTGGTGGTGCTTATATAAGTGGTAATCTTGGCATTGGAACAACAAACCCCACGGCAAAACTTGACGTATTGGGTGATGTTAATGTCACCGGTGTTATAACTGCTAGTGTTGGTGTTAATGCTCCTTTCTTTATTAATGAATCTACGGATGATAATAATTACTATAATATTCCATTTCTAAGTCAAACTCTAGTCGGTGGTAATGCCTATAGACTTTTACAAGTTGATAATGGTGGTATAAGATTTAATCCTGGTATTAATGCTCTTGAAACTCAAGTTGTAACTTCTGGGGTTAATGGATTATTATATCTTCTGACTAATAATGCGACTAAAATAGGTATCGTTATTTCTCCAAATAATGGAGAAGTTGGTATAGGAACTACAAATCCAATTGCTAAATTGGACGTTTTGGGTAATGCTAATATCTCTGGAGTCATAACAGCATCAAGTTTTAGTGGTAATGCTTCTAGTGCTACTTATGCCTCCTCTAGCGGTATAGCAACTTACGCTACAACCGCAGGAATAGCAACTTATGCAACAACCGCAGGAATAGCGACCTATGCTACTTCCAGTGGAGTTTCTACTTATTCTAGTGTTGCCGGTATATCAACTTATGCAACTACTGCTGGTGTTAGCACTTATGCATCTACTTCTGGCATAGCGACCTATGCGACTTCTAGTGGTATTGCTACTTATTCTAGCGTTGCAGGGATATCGACTTATGCATCAACCGCAGGAATAGCAACTAATTTATCGACAACATCAAGCGTCAATACCACGGGTATCATAACGGCACTAAGGTTCTCTGGTGATGGATCCACACTAACAAATGTTCCACCATGGGGTATTACTGGTGCTGGTATTCATACTCTCTCTAATGTTGGAGTCGGAACCACAAACCCAACAACAAAACTTTATGTTGATGGTGATGGATATTTTACTGGAGTTGTTACTGCAACTACTTTTGTTGGAGATCTTACTGGAACTGCAACAAACGCGAATAATTTAATAGATGCTTCCGGAATTAATGCTGGCACGATAGATGCTGCAAGATTGAGTGGAACATATAATATTGATATTTCTGGATCTTCTGGATATGCTACAACAGCAGGTATTGCAACTTATGCTCCAACCGCTGGAATTGCAACAAATGTGATTGGTGGAGTTGCTTCCCTTACTCAATTAAATGTTTCTGGAATTTCAACACTAGGAGTAGTATCCTCCGGAAACATTTTCAGTAGTGGAATTGTAACTGCCACTTCTTTCTATGGTTCTGCGATTGGATTATCTGGAATTGGTGAGGGCAATACTTATTATGTAAGTATTGAAGGTTCAGACACGAATGTTGGTGATGGAATTAATCGTCCGTTCAGAACAGTTAAACAGGCACTTTCGATTGCAACTTCTGGTGATTTAGTTCAAGTTGGTGTGGGTACATTCACAGAGATATTCCCTCTCACAGTTCCTCAAGGTGTTGGTGTTCGTGGTTCTGGAATTCGTGGAACGTTTATTGAACCCACAAGTGGAACAAAACAAAGTGATTGTTTCTTACTGAATGGTGAGACTGAAATTACTGATTTAACGATTGGTAATATGTATGAACCTGGATGGGCATTCAGGTTTGCCAATAATATGAAGACGAATATTCGTTCTCCATATGTCCAGAGTGTTACTGTTCTGAACAGAGGAACTACTATAACCTCAACAGATCCTTATGGATTTGATACTGTTCATAATCCACCGACATCTTATAAGGCAGGTAGAGGTGCTCTGATTGATGGTAGTGTTGTTCAGTCATCGACACTAGAACCAGCAATCTTGTTTAATGAATGCACATTCATTTGCCCAAACAACACGGCACTCAAGATGACTAATGGTGCCAGATCCGAATGGGTTAATTGCTTTACATACTTTGCGGATAAGGCAATTGAAGCAGTATCTGGAAGTGTTGGACTTGGAAGCTCTGGAACCACAAGAATTAAAGTTTCTTCCGTAACAGGAACCACACCAGCGGCAAATGATCAACTATATTATCTTGACTCTTCGGTAAGTGGAACATACTCACAAACAACAACTACAATTGAAATTACCAAAGTTGGTCATGGTCTAACTGTTGGTGATCGTGTTTATGCCGACTTTACATCTGGAACCGCAACAGATGGTTTCTATAGAGTTTCTGGATATGTTGGTCTGAATACCTTCCAGGTTACATCTGCAACTTCTACATCTACGAGTGGTAATGTAAATTATAAGGAAGCACTAGGATTTGGAACGGTTACTGCCTATACAACCTCACCAGCCACAACTATTACCTTAGAGAATAAGGGTGAGGGAACATTCCAGACCGCCACTTCACGTTCTGGCAAGGTGGTTACTCCTTATGGAGATGCCAAACTTTCCACGGCACAATTTAAGTTCGGAACCGCATCACTCAGTCTAGATGGGACTGGCGATTATGCTCGTTGTGAAGGTGGAACAGACTTCTCCTTTGCTGGTGATTTTACAGTAGAAAAATGGATTTATCCTACAAGTGTTACTGGAACCAAATATCTATTCTCGCTTGGATCAGAAGCGGCAGGTAGATATAATCTTTATTTGGTAAGTGGTGTTGTAACTGGTAATTTCTATGGTAGTTCATCAACAACATTTGGTGGATCTATTTCAATTAATACTTGGACTCATATTGCACTTGTTCGTTCTGGTTCTACTATTACTGTCTATGTAAATGGAACTGCACTCGGAACCACCGAAACAAACTCTTCCACGATTGGTAATACTGGTCAATTAACAATTGGTGCTGATACTGGTGGTGCTAATGGTTTTATTGGATATATTGATACCTTTAGATTATCAAATAGTGCCAGATATACTGGAACATTTACTCCAGCAACTTCAGAATTTACAAGTGATACGAATACAAAACTTCTTCTTCACTTTAATGGAGATAGTGGAAGCATTCAATTTAGTGATAGCACAATTCAGCAACAGGATGTTGTATTTGTAAGAAGTGGAGTTGGTATAGCAACCGCAACTCAAATTACACTTGCAGATTATCAGCAGTTTGGTGCCGATATGAGATCTATTGGATCTGCTGCAGTGTTCGGTAATACTGGTATTACTGCTGATGGATTGGGTGTTAATTTAAGACTCTTTGCTTTTAACTTTGGACATATCGGTTCTGGTAAAGATTTCAGTCAAGATATATCTCTGGTTAATCAGGCAGCAGAAGTTATTGAGACCAACGGAGCATCTGTAAGTTATGTTTCAGTTGATCAAAGTGGAGACTTTAGAGTTGGTAGTGCCTTCTATGTAAATGAAGAAAAGGGTATTGTTTCGTTTGGAGGACAGGCATTTAATGTATCCAGTCTTTCAAACCTTACAATTACTGATGGGACAAATAGCACAATATTAACTCCAACATCTATCACTTCTGGAAATATTCAACTGAGTTCTAATACTGTTACTACTACTTCTGGTGATTTAACAATTAATCCAGCAGGTATTAGTTCCACGTTTGTGACTGGCGATTTAACCGTTACTGGAACTGTTTTTGCAAACAACTCACTAACTGATGGAAACAAGGGTGATATTACAGTAAGTAATAATGGGACCACTTGGACTCAAAATACTGGTAAGTGGGGAGTTACTGGTGCTGGTATTCATACACTTTCTAAAGTTGGTATTGGAACTACAAATCCAAGATATTCTTTGGAGGTTGGTTCTGTTGGAACTTCTGGAACTTCTTTATATGTAAATGGTGATATTGCTATTGCTTCTAGTATTCGTGATTCTTCTAATGTAGTCGGTGCTGCTGGATCAGTTTTAACTTCTACTTCAACTGGCATACAATGGAAACCAATTAAGAGAACAGTTGGGGTGACTGTTGATGGTGGAGGAAGTCCAATTACCACTGGAACAAAAGGATATATAGAAGTACCATATTCTGGTATAATAGAAGAATGGAAAATTATTTCTGATATTTCTGGATCAGTTGTATTTGATGTTTGGAAATCAAATGCGGCAATTCCAACTAATGCAAATACAATTACTGCATCGGCAAAACCAACACTTACATCACCAGCACAAAGAGCAACAAGCACAACTCTCACAGGTTGGACTACTACTGTTTCTGAAAACGATGTATTTGGATTTGAAGTCGAATCAGCATCAACAACAACCAAGGCAACTTTAATTTTAGTTATAAGGCAGACATAATATGGCAACCAGACTTAAGACAGTTCATTATGCATTCCCAACACTTGCTACTTTAGTAGATAACGTTCAGACAACTTTAACGCAAATCACACTATTTTTACCTGAGACTGGAACAAAAACATTTCGTTCTGTAGTTGCACACGTAACTTTTGATGATCTTGCAACGAACAATATTACTGATGTTACGACAAAAACATTAGACTTTAGATTGGGTGCAGCAGCATTTACTTCAATAGCAAATGCTGGTGCTATCACACAATCTGGCGAAAATATGTCCCATCATCTGACGGCAGATTATACTGCCCATTTTGTTACAAACTGGACTGGAACCAGTCAGACTGCTGATTTCCGATTAACAATTAATGGAACCGCCGGCGGATTTGCTAATGTTGGAGTAACTCTTGAAATCACTTATGAATATGATGATACTTCTACAACACAGATAAAATCTGTAATGATACCTTTGAATGCTCCCACAGCAAACCTTACTACAGCTGCTACTACATATGATACTTTTCCTGCTTTAGATACTTATTTACCCGAAACAAGTAAAGTATATCGCAATATGCACATTATTGTTCAGGGTAATGAACACCGAAATGCTGCGACTACTGACCATACAATGACAATTAACCTTGGAGCAACAACAGTTACTACAGCAAACTATGAAGGACAAAATGCTTCTGATCGTTGGTTTAGATATGTCTGGAACCTAACTGCAGCAGGATTTACTGCAACAAATGCTACACAGAACTTCCAACTTTCTGCTACTGTTGCCAGGGTCAATCACCCACAGTGCTATGCTGTGATTACTTATGAGTATAATGAATCAACAAGCACTTCTATTATGAATTCGGTTATGCTTCCTATGGAAATGAATACTCCTATGGGAGGAATTACTGCTAGTGATTATCAAAGAGCAAGTAGAGAGTTGTTTATTGAAGAACCAGGAACAATCACGACAAATAAAGTTGCTTTTTATCCATTTTGGTCACAAATTGCTGCTATTGGTGGATTAAACATGAGAATTGGCACCGGTGCATTCGTTACATATACTGATGCCGCATCAGTTCTTTGTGGAACTAATGGTTCTATGATTCGTAATGACTCTGCATTTACTCTTGCCCGTGGAAGAAATTCTTTAAACTTTGATGCCTATAGGACTGATACTGCTGACTTTGGGTGGAATATTTCTGGATTTTGGTTGGTGAATTATACCAGTAGTAAGAGTGCAAGTGGTAGTGGTGCTCATAATCACACCGTTTTCTGGACTCTTCAAGAAAATGGAACTGCTGCTTCTAACTTTACCTGGACAACTGCCGCAACTGCTCCCGTTATCCCAGAAACAGATCACTTTATTACTGCCGTTGGAACTAGATTCATTTACTTACCTTCGACGGCAGTATTTCCAGTAGGATTTAATGTTGCCGTGGAAAGATTGGCTGCCGAAGGTGGTATTGAATGGGAATCACTATATCAAGATCTTCTTCAAACTGATTTGGAAATTGGAACTTTTTATGCCTGGTCACAAGGAAGAACAATATTCAAGAGATGGCCTGGAGATGATTTTACCGATAGAATTAATCTAGAAACTGCCAGAAGATACCGAGTAACTCTTCCTCAACAAGCTGCAACTGGTGCGGTTGGTTGGATATCACTAGGATTAGTCTTTACATATCATACAATTACTTATACTGTAAGTGGTAACGTAACTAATTCTGCTGGTGGAACTGTAACTCTTAATTTAAACAGAGTAGATAAGGCAGATAAGGTTTTGACAACTTCTAGAACTGGAAATGGATCTTATTCATTTACTTGGTATGATAATGTAGAACAAGTATTTGTTGAAGCAAGAGAATCGGCAACACTACTGGGAAGATCTGATAATGGAGTGGCAGTCTGATGGCATTTGATATTTCGTTAAGAGATAATGGTGCTGGAACTTTTGATATTAAACTGGCAGATGATGGTGGAACCATAGAAAAATCTATAGTTTTTATGGGGGAGTTGGTGACAGACTCTTTTAATACTGGCGCCACCTCTTATGTTTTTGTGGATTAATTTTCAAATTAGTGCTAAAATACAACTAAAATACTTTCAATAACTATTATGAATTTTACAATTTACTCTAAATCGGGATGCCCGTATTGCGAAAAGGTTAAAAAGGTCTTTGAGTTGACAGATCTAAAGTTTGTCGTGTATAATCTAGATCAGGACTTTACCAAAGAAGAATTTTATTTTGAATTTGGGGAAGGATCGACATTTCCACAAGTATTATGTGATGATAAAAAACTTGGTGGATGCACAGAAACTATTAGGTTTCTTAAGGAACAAAATATGGTGTAATGCCTGACATAAATAATATCAACCACATTAATCGTGGATTTGAATTAATATTATATGGAGGAAAAAAGAAGCAAACCAGACCATTTCACATCATTTACGAAAAGATGGTTTGCTTTCTGAAGCGGGAAGTAACCATTTACTTTGAGTTTTCCATTAAGACAAGGAAAATGTAGTAGTTCCCAGGAGAGTAACCATGTTAGCAACTAGTTTAGTATTTGGTTCATTCATGACTATTTTGTTTTTTATAGTTGGTATAATGGGAGGTTGGGTTGCTAGAGAATATATGATGAATTATAGAGAAATTCCTAGATTTCATCCAGAAATGTATGATGAAAATGGAAATATTATTCCAGACGAAATTTTAGCCGTGAGGTTTGAAAACAATTATGACTACGAAGACACCGACGAAGACGAGTAAAGTAAAAGTTACCGAAACTTCAAAAACTGAAGAACTTCCAACAAACCCTTTTGCGTTTGAAGTTCTTCAATTAGCATCTAAGCAAAGAACAAATTCTAAAAAAGTTGAGATCCTAAGGAAGTATGAGGATCCTTCTTTGAAGGCTATTTTTATCTGGAACTTTGATGAAACTGTAATTTCTATGCTCCCTCCTGGAGAAGTTCCTTATGCAAGTGTGGGAGAGCAAAATTCATTCAGTGGAACTATTACAGGTAAAATTGGAGATGCCGTTTCCAAGATGGAGGAAATGGGATCGAATTCTTTAGGAGCAAACGACCAAGGAAGGTCATCAATCCGTAAAGAATTCAAGATGTTCTATAATTTTATTAAAGGTGGAAATGATGGACTAAGTTCTCTTCGTAGAGAGACGATGTTTATCAATATTCTACAAGGACTTCATCCACTAGAGGCAGAAATTGTTTGTCTCTGTAAAGATAAGCAACTTCAAACTAAATACAAAATCACCAAAGAAATCGTATCAGAAGCATATCCAGATATTAGGTGGGGTGGTCGTAGCTGATACTTATTATTAAACATTATTAATTAAGATATTGAATATGGGTAGAAATGTAGCACAAAAAAAGATGTCAACAGAAAACGATAATGAATTAAATGCCAGTCGTTCTGATGCATGGACTTCTCAAGAAATACAACTTTCTAAAAGTCGTTATGGATGTGAGATCCTTCATGAGGGATGTTCTAAGCAAGATGCGAAAAATCCAGAGCTTCCTCTTGATGCATATCTAGTTACATATGTCTATGATAATAAAGTTTGTTATGACATTACCAGATCACCTAAAAGAAGTAAGATTTTTGATCTCTACTGGGATAAATTCAGGGAAGGTTTGAAATCAATTGTATGGGCGGACGGAAAAGTAAATCCTAAATTGTGGGGATATCAAGCACCAAAATCTAAAAAAAGAAAATAAATGGGAAAGCATTATCTACTTAACTTGTATGGATGCTCGTTTGTCCTTTTGGACGACGAGCGTTGTCTTATAGACTTATTAGAAAACGCAGCAGCAGCAAGCGGAGCAACGGTAGTTCAAACAATTTCAAAAAAGTTTGAACCACAAGGAGTTACTGTTTTATGTTTGTTGTCTGAGAGTCATATAAGTATTCATACATGGCCTGAGGATGGTAAGGCAGCGGTAGATGTGTATACCTGTGGAGATTGTAATCCAAAGATTGGATGTGATATTATTATTCAGCAACTTTATGCAACTAATCATACGTTGAGTTACATTGAACGGTAAATCAAAATTGACCTTTGTTATACAAAAACACGCAAAAAATTTTCCGCCAAAATTTTGAACCCTTAAGACTTATAAAACTGTAACAAATGTTACAAAATTATTTGCATAGATATGGTGAATAGGGTATAATAACCCTGTAACGTTCATCCCTTTGGGACGGAAGTAAGTTGACGCGGAACGGATCGTTCATTCGCTATTTGCAAATAGCGAACGCAAACGCCGACTGAAGGAACGCTCTTTAACCTAAAAAACTAAGGAGAAAACCTAATGTCTAAAGCAGTTTATCGCGGTATTGAATATGATACTCAAAAGCGCCTTGAGTATCAACAGCAAATGATGCAGCAACCCCAACAATACAACGAAACCTATCGTGGTGTTAAGTTTGTAAAGGAGGGGCACAAGTGATGAAAAAACTCAACTTCCTACAATTGATTAAAGAACAGAAGCAAAAAGAAGAGAGACGTAAAAAAGCGTCTATTGCTACTTTGGTGGCTTCAAAATAATATGAGGGAGGATTGACATCCTCCCTTTTTTTATGTAAAATGTGTGAAGAGAACTATAAGGTATGGATAGAGACAAACTAAAACTTATTGTTCGTAATCTGGAATTGCTTGTAGACTCTCTGAAAGCAGAGATTTATTCTGACGTTCAGGCATACAAGTATGATGATATAAAACCTAAGCATTTAGATTACGACGAAATTTTTGAGGATACTGATTTAGATGACTAAAAGAGCAAAAAAACTAGTAAAGTTGCTGGAAAGACTGACAAAGCAAGATCATCTTTATTCTGACGAGCAACTTAAGGAGATGAAATCACAATTGCGAGTTGTGAAAGAAGAACTTGCAGAAATTGAAGCAAAAATGTCAAAAGGATTTGGAAAGAAATGAAGGTAAAACTGATTAGTGTAACTCCCGATGCAGAGAAAACGATGGCATATATTGCCCGTGTCTCTAATCCAGCAAATCAGGAAAATGAGAATTATGCTGGACTTTTGCGTTATTGTATCAAACATAATCACTGGAGCGTGTTCGAGCAATCGACAATGACTCTTGAGATTGAAACAACTCGCGGAATTGCGGCACAAATTCTTCGTCATCGTTCTTTTACCTTTCAGGAGTTTTCTCAGCGTTATGCTGACTCATCTCTGTTGGGTGAAGAAATTCCTGTTCCAGAACTTCGTAGGCAAGATACTAAAAATCGCCAGAACTCGATTGATGATTTTCCTGAAGAACTTAAAGCAGATCTATGGTTACAGATCAACGATCATTTTAAGGAGGGTATGGAACTCTACAAGCGTCTTCTTGATGCAGAGGTGGCAAAAGAGTGTGCTCGCTTTGTACTGCCCTTGGCAACGCCTACACGCATCTATATGACGGGTTCTTGTCGTTCTTGGATCCATTATATCAATCTTCGTTCTGCAAATGGAACTCAGAAAGAACATATGGATATTGCTCTCGAATGTAAGAAAGTATTTACCGAACAATTTCCATCAGTATCTGAAGCCCTTGAGTGGGTCTAAATAAAATATCTTGAATTGAAAATACTTATGCCTACATATCCTGTAAAAAATCTGAAGACTGGTGAAGAAAAAGAATTAGATATGTCAATCTCTGATTATACCCAATGGAGAAAGGATAATCCAGATTGGGATAAGGATTGGAGTAAGGGTTGTGCGTCTCCAGGAGAGGTTGGGGATTGGCAAAATAAACTCATTTCAAAAAATCCAGGATGGAATGATGTTTTAGGTCGTGCAGCTAAAATGCCTGGTTCAAACGTCAAAAAAATCTAATCAATTATGGCAAGAAAAAGAAGGACGAACGACCAACCAATTGGCGTTGGTTTGACAACCCGTCAAATGAAGCGTAGAAAACCATTAAGTTCTGATTATCTTGTTGATATAGAACCTCTCACAGAAAATCAAAAACGCTTATTTGAGTCTTATTCAAACAACAAACATCTAGTTGCCTATGGTTGTGCTGGAACTGGTAAAACCTTTATTACTTTATATAATGCACTTCAAGATGTTTTAGATGAAAGAACTCCTTATGAAAGAATTTATCTTGTTCGTTC